CACTCTTCGTGCCCTCCACGCGATACACCTGGGAGCGAATCGCCTCTGCGGTGGCATTGCCGAAGGTGGCCGAAGTGACCCGGTACCTGAGCCGAAGCTGGAGGTCGGTCTCGCCATCATCCCCGCCGGTCGCGGATCCGGGGAGCGTGGAGGTCAAAGACAGAATCGCGTCCCAGGTCGGGTGCCCGGTCGTGTTCTCGTAGAGGGAACCTCGCGTGTAGGGGTTGGCATCATCGTAGCACCAGCCCAGAGCATCCTCGGAGGCCTCCTCATTCACGAGCACGATGCGCAGGTAGTTCCGGAAGCACCGTGAACGTCGATCCCCTGATTGGTGAACTCAAGAACAATGGCCTCGTCCTCGGCCAGAGAGAGGGTCTGCGTCTCCGTACGGCCCAGGACTGCGCCGTTGGCGTGGTCGAGGACCTCGAGGTGCACCAAGAAGAGCGCCGTCTCTGCTCCGTCGTTGCGTACGCGCACGGACAACTCATCCAGGTGATGTGGGTGACGGATCGACTCCAGGTGTACGAGCTGGTAGTCGTTCTTGAGACCATCGTTGGCCACGGCCATGCTGCCCTGTGTGTTGCCCCCGACAGAGAGTTTCGTCCCAGGATCGTACTCGTTGGCCACGCTCGAGATCCCTGAGGCCGGGTTCACCTGGGTCGTGAGCGCCCCCTTGGCCACGTTGCCCGAGGCCCCCGCCTCCTCGGCCTCTACCTCGACGTCGATCTGCCCGCGTGTCGGCATGACTACGCGCTCGGTCGTGACAAAGATCACGCCACTCGTCGCTTGTAGTCTCTGACCGGCCGCCAAGACCGTGCCTGCATCGCCGTAGAAGGTGACGATGGTCTTGGCCTTGGTGGCTGCCCGGCGACTGATCCCCATCTCTTGGGTCTTGTCCGAGAGCGCCGCACCCTCAGCCGTGGGGATGAACCCACTGTAGTAGATCGACTCCGCCATCTCCTCGACGAGGGCTAGTTGCTCGGCCAAGCCTGCGTAGAACCGGCCGAGCGGCGACGTCGCCCCAAGGTCGGCGTGAGGACCGAACCCGGTCGAATCGTTGAGCGCGCGCTGGCGGAGTTCGTCCAGGATCTCTTCCTTGCTGCGCCGTCGGAACCCCGTCGTGATAACCCCGAACTCTTCGGTCATAGGCTCACCAGTACCTTCTCGCCGCTCACACCAGAGACCCTCGCGCGCACGGTCAGCCCGCGCCGCGCTGGGTCGTCCGTGAGCTCGAGGGACTCCACCTGCCGGATCCGCCGGTCGGCTCGCAACTCGTCCAGGATCAGGAAGCGAACGACCTCCATGTTTGTTGGCTTCATCCCCACCAACTCATGCCAGGGAAGCCCACGCCGCGGAGCCTCCCAGGCCTCACCGCGAACCATCAGCAGACCCAAGGCAATCGACTGCTGGAGCTCCTTGCTCCCCTCGACCAGGAGCGGTCCGCCGTCCTCGCCGAGTTCCAGATCGAAGAGCGTGCCCAGCACGCCCGCTTCGCTCGTGCGCTTCAGCCGGAAGGACGTCGTGGGATGAGTCGGAATTGGCATGGCTACTCTCCAACGAGCACATGTGTGCTCACATCCGGACACTTGACAGTCGGGGCCGACGTGAACCCGCCCTGCGGGTCCAGGTGAATGTGGGCATCTGCCCAGGCCTTGTGCCGCGTCCCCAGGGTGGCACCATCCTTTGCCACCTCGTCTGGCTTGCAGCACACCCTCCCCGGACCAAGGTAAATGACGGCTGACGCATCGACCTGGACCACAATGTCGCCGCCCGGCAGCATGCGAATGCAGCTCCCCGTCTTCTCCCGGTTGAGGATGATGAGTTCGTCGGCCCAGCACTTCGGCGCTGGTTTCTTCTTCCCCTCCTTCTCTGTCATGCGCCCCTGGACCACGATCGCATCCTTCAGGTGGTGTTTCCGGGTAAAGTAGGGATCGCGCAACTCCAAGTCCTCGAGGATCTCCTCCACCGAGCGCTCGTAGAACCCGACCGTGACCGGGTCGTCCTTAGCGTACGGCGGCCGGATGAGAAAATACTCGGTCTTGATGCAGTCCACCGGAACCAGAAAGAGCAACGGGAACGGGAGCTTCGTCTCCTTGCCGTCCGGGCCCATCACCTTGTTGATGGTCGGCTGCACGGTCGCCCGTAGCTTCTCCGGATCGAAAGAAACGATCTTCGCCGGCAGCCACGTGTGCACGCGCTCCAACCGCGCCTCAAGTCGCTGGCTCAGCAGGGCAGAGGTTTGCTCTTCCATCTCACGCCTCCGCAACGCGAACCGTGGTCAGAAAGTCGCGTCCTGTGCAATCGTGGGACCCGGCAACCACGCGGAACTTCCCCTGCAGATTGCAGCCGTCCAGATCGAACTCGCTATCGGCCCACAACTTTGGCGTCAAGAGAGCCCGCACCTCGTACACCTGGGGCTTCTCGCCAGGGTGCCAATCCTCGACGTACTGGAAGTCGCTCGGTAGAGCCATCGCCGGCTGTGCTGCCAGGAGACCGTTCTCGGCCGAGAGCGTTACCCCAGATGGAATCCCCTTGTCTGGCCTCAGGATGTAGACCTTGCCGCGCGAGACGTGCAGTTTGGAGTGCATGTCCTTGGCCACTGTCTCAAGCTCTGGGCGAATAGCTCCTACGAGCGACAAACCCTTGCGGTAGACCGGATCTACCGTGGGATCGATCTTTCCCACCGCCAGACCGGCGGCAGCGATCAGATCGCGCGCGACAACGCTCGCCAAGACGCCGGGCCCGAAGGCCCGCGTAGTGGTCCGCACTGGCCAGCGGTCAGTGGCGTCCCCCATCTGAATGGTTAGCACTCGCGTGACCTTGTCTAGCGGTTCAACGATCAAGTCTTCGATGACTCCATCGAGCACGAGTTCCCGATGCTTCTCGAATGGGTGATACCCCGCCTCGAGCCGGACGGGTTGGTTCCTCTTGAAGACCGCCACGTTCTCAGCCGACAGGTTGTAGATCTTGATCTCCCCCACGTTGGAGTCGGACGACACGTCGAACGGAATGTGGAAGCGAGTGAGGTAGCCCGCGTCGTCACTCAGAACCCCACGGTTTGCCTGAACCTGATCCTTGGAGAAGAACTCCTTGCCCCCGACGGTGACCAGGCTACGCCAGCCCCCACCCTCAACTCGGAACTCTTCAACCCTCTTGGCCACAGTCCTACGCCTCCTGGAAGACGCCCAACTGCACGGTGCGCCCCAGGGTCTCTGGTGTCGCGGCGATCGATGCGCCGCCACACGCGCACGGGATAATGTGGAGTCCTCTCGCGGCCGGATGGACAACCCCCACAAGAAGATCCTCGCCGACGAGTACCTTGCGCTCGCGCACGAGCCACTGCCCGTTGACTCCCATGGAAAAGGTGCAGAAGCCGGCGCTGTCGTTGGACCGCAACTCAAAGGCAAAGTCCTGGCCGGCAATCTCTGTGATGAAGGATTGGTAGGGGACACTGCCTTGCCCGACGATCAGACTTCCAATCCAACTAAGGAAGCCGGTGACGGCAAGCCCGCCCGCGATACCAAGCGCCACAGCCCACCCCACTGTGGCACCAGCCCCAGCGGCGAGGATCGCAGCTGCCACCCCCGCTGCTGCGCCCCCCGCGAGAGCCCCGGCTGTCACCCACCACGCAACCGCCTCATCCAACTTCTGGCGGCCGCGGTCCCAGGCTACGGGCGGACTTACCGGCTGGCCGCCGATCGTGAACACGATCGACTGAAACTTGATGCGGGCGGCGATGATGTTCTGTGGTCTTCCGTTGCCCTTCACCGCCGAGAAGTCCGCCAGCCCCAGGCCCTCCATGGTTAGACCGGGCACCACGGCGTCGCTTGTAGGGGTCTGGTTCACGAAGAGCAGGCTCGTGTAGGCGAAGGTGGTCGTTCGATTGACGAAGGCCACCAGACGGTTGTACTGCTCGAGCTCGTAGCCAGCACCTCCGAGAGCCCCGGCTCTCTTCCCCGGATCCCCTGTCAGATCGGCCGTGATATCGAGCGTCATCGGTTCATGGTGGATGTGTTCGGCGAGTTGGCTGGCCGTCCCCTGTGCGGGCTTGAGGTCTAGGGGCTCGCCCGTGATCGTGTTGGGGAAATCAACGTCTTCTGTGAGCGTAGCCCACAGTTTCAGGATCTCCCCAGTCTGCTCGTCTTTGACGATCGCGTTGTAGGGCATCTAGCGCTCCTGGGCCTCACGCTTGACCATGCCGGCTTTCAGGCTCCGCGCTTGCTGTGTCGATGCAATCTCGTGGTAGCGCGCGATCTCCTGCACGGTGGCCTCGCCCGCCGCCTTCCCGTCTTTGTAGCCCGTCACATTCATGTTCTGGACGTGAATGGCGGACCCTCCGACAGAGAAGTTGCCGCCGCCTCCACCCGCAGGGGCCATCGCGTAGGCCCCCTCGCCGGTGTAGCGACCCTGCTTGTAGTTTGGCCCACCCAGCAGGCCCGTGACGACCTCGATACCGCGGCCGATCAACGACATCGGCCAGTCCAGCCAGCGTAGACCCGCGTCTGCCAGATCCCCAATCCGGTTCGACACGGGCTTGAGGTACTTCTCAAGCGAGGAGGTGATCGGATCGGTGACCGCACTCATCAGTGTAGCCTGGAGCGGCCCGATGACTGCTTGGAACGTTTGATCGTTCAACAAGGCCCCAAGGAGGCCGCCCGTGTCGGTGTAGTCTCCAAGGCCTCCGCCACTCTGGGCAGCATCCGTGTTCCCCTCGACCGCCTTGGTGTTCGCTTCAAGGGCCGCAGCGTTCGCCTCGATGGCCTTGGTGTCAGCAAGTGGAGCGCCGGCAAACGCGGCATAACCCGCACCGGCCTTCTTCTCGGCTTCTGATAGTGGCCCCATCCCTGCTGTGGCCACACCGCCAAACGGTCCGGTGGCCGGAAGGTTGCGAGCAGCGATTGTATCTCGGGATGGCGTCGACTGAATGCCCAGAGATTCCAACGATTGGGAGTCAACAGCAGCCTTGAACAAACCGGCCCAACCCTTCAGCGCCGTCGGTGCGAGCATGCCCATAGCGAGAGCAAGGGAAGGGGGAGCGCCGCCGGCCAGCGCACCGCCGAACGCCGCCAGCCCAATCGGCCCCAGCGCTGCCACAAGGCCTTCCATGGCTGCCGTGGCGATCGCCGGCATGGTTGAACTGACGATCTGCGCCAGCACAGGACCGGAATCACGCATGGCCTGCTGCACTGCGCTCATCGTCTCGACCCACTTCTCGCGGAAGGTCTTGTTCTTGTCGTTCCAGATCGTGATAAGGTCGTTCACCCAGGGACGGAACGTCTGGTCTAGGAACGACTTCAGGCCCGGGGCCACTGACTCAGCAAGAGTATTCCCCAGGGTCTGCAGAGAGTTCTTGATCTCCTTCCACTTCCCATTGAGCGTGTCGCCGATGGTGGCTGCGGCCTCTTTGGTGTAGCCACCAGCATCCCGAAGGGCTTGAGCGTACTTCTCGACCCCGTCCTTGCCCGCCTCGGCGAGGACGTAGGCCACCGTGGCCGCTCGACCGAAGATGCCGGCCATGTCAGCCACCGTCGCCCCAGAGGTCTTGAGGACCGAAAGGAAGTCGAGGAAGTCAAGCTTTCCGCCCTTGATATCCGTCAGCAGCGCGCTACCACTGAGACCGAGACGCTTGACGATCTTCTCCTGTTCAGGAGTCCAGCTCGTAGAGATCAGGTCCTGGAACGCCTGCATCTCCAAACGCATCCCCGTGCCGGCGCGCTGACCGCGGATCCCGCGCTGCGCGAGCACGTCGAGCATGGCCACTGAGGTCTCAAGCGAGTACCCCATGTCGTGAGCCGACACTGCGAACAGATCCAACGCTCCGACCAGGCTATCGACGCCCACCTTGGCCATCGAAGCACCCTTGCCGAAGACATCGGCCACGCGGGCGGACTCTGTCGCCTCGAGTTCGAAGAGGAGAAGCCCTTCCGTCACCAGATTGAGCGAGCCCGCCAGATCGGTGTTGGCCACCTCCGCGAAGTCGATGACTGTGGGCAGTTGTGTGACGATGTCCTTGACGTCCATGCCCGACTTGGCGAGAGCAAGCATCCCCTGGCTAGCCTCCACAGCCGAGACGTACGTGGTGGTTCCCAGTTGATTCGCCAGATCCTGGAGGGATTGGATCTCCTCGCCGGTTGCCCCAAGTTGGACGCGCACTCGGGCGAGGTTCTCCTCGAGTGCTGCGTACGGCTTGATGATGGCGTAGAACAGCCCAAGGGCGGCCGCCTCCAACCGGTAACGGTACCGGTAGATCCAGTCGCCGACGCTCTTCAAGCCACTCAGGACATTTTTGAACCCGCGCGTGACGAGGTTGGAGGACTTCTCCACGTCGTTGAGGCCCTTGACGACGCGGTTGATTCCTTGCTCGTCTACGACAATGGAGATGCGGCGCCCGGTGGCCATGGTTCCCTGTCCCCCGCCCCTTACCCAAGCAGGGTCCCCGGAGAGACCCTGCTCAGGCTACGTTCCTTCCTCTATCTCGCGACACCGCTTCTCGAGGTACCCGCGCATATCGAAGTGCGCGTCATCTGGATCCTTGGGGTCGTGCTCCTTCTCCCAGGCCTCGTAGGCTTTGCGCTGGCGGTCCCACTCTTCGTAGGCTGCCGTCAACTCTGCCTTCTGGCCAGTCGTCAAGCCCCCCCGCGGGGTTCCCCACAGTTCCGAGTAGCTCAGCCGCTCGGCAAAGAAGAGCCCCCACCAGTCCAACCACTCAAGTGCCTCAAGGTGTAGATCCTTGCGCCGCTCCTCACCCGCGGTAGCCAAGAAAGGACGTGATCGCCGCATCCATGGCGTTCACCACCACGTCCTTCGCTGCATCCGGATCGAACTTCGTCCCCGGGATCGGGTTGCCTTGCCCGTCCGGCCGCCCCAAGACGACCACCCCGCAGAGTTCCTTCAGGTAGCGGTCTCCGTCGATCTCCCGCGTAGACGGGTTGCGGCACTGCCGCTGGATCCTCTTCAGTTGCCCGCCCGTGATGTGCTGGAACACCCACTTCACACCGTGAACGATGACCGTTTCCATTTCAGGGATATCCTGGTAGGGATCCTCCCCGGCACCGATGACGCGGTTCTCATTCCCCTCGTCCGTCATGCTCTGTTCCTCCTAGTCTTGCTCCCGACGCTTAGGTCG